GTTATTTTATGTGTTCTTGGGGAAAGGAGGACGGGAAATTATCAATGTCTGATAAATTAGAAGTAACACCTGAAGAAATTGATTATTCTTTAGATTACTTTAATATAGATGATAGTTATGGAGTAGAAGATTAATGGCACTTAATAAACAAATATATTTATATTCTGTTGCTACTGATTCTTTTTATGATGAAGAAGAAAATAAAATTCATAAAGAATTATTAAAGTTATATAAAATACGAAAAGATTTAAAAGATAAAAAATTTAGAGAAAAAACAGAAAAACTCAATTTGCAAAATGATTGGGAATTTTGGGTTAAATCTATTAATAAGATTATTTATGATGATAAAGAAAAATTAACAAACAAATTAGAAGAAAGAGTAAAAGATAAAACTCCACGAGAATTAAACCCAAATTCTATAAAAGATAAAAATATAATTACATTATTCGATAGTGCTTTAACAAGAGCATTAAATTTAAAGATAAATGAATTAACTGACGAATTGATAGTTTTAAATGTTTTTTTCTTTCAAGTATTTCATAATCTTGTCAGAGATGGATTTATTTATAATGGAGAAAAATATATTTTTCTTACTGCTTCTGCTGGACAAATAAGAACTAAACGAGCAGTTTTTATAAAAGAAAAGTCTTTTTTAAAGATTGAGCCAAAGATAATGTGTGGACTGACAAGAGATGAAATAAATAAAAAAGGTGGAATAAATTCTAATAAATTTTTAGCGTATTTAGCCTTATGTAATTCTGCTACTGACATATGGGAAGATTTTGATATAGACCGTTCTATTGTTGTAGAAGATTTTGAGACAAATGTTATAGGCGAGGTAGACTTCATTGATGAATATGATTATTCAATAACAAGAGATAAAATCCCTGTTAAAATTCCACATATGGATGGATGTGGAATCATGCTTGAAGATAAAACAAGGATGGTTAGATTACCTTGGATAAAAGGGTTGCTTGTTACTTTCCCATTTGATAAATTTATAAAAGAAAAATGTAATGGAGAATCAATTATATTAGATATATATGGGAAAGAACATGATGTTTTAAAAGAGAATATTAAATATATTTTTACAAAATCTCAATTTAAATTAGCAGGATATTATTCTTCTTGGGAAGAATACAAAGAAAATTTCAAAAAATATAATTGTGAAGCTTGTTATTGCAACATTGAAGAAGATTTTATACCAAAGGCGAAAATTAATTATCAAATGCTTCAAACTTTAAGTGATGTTAAAGATGAAGAAATAGAAAAGATAATAAGAAAAACAAAAGAAGATATAGAAAAAATAGGCAATGATTATCAAGTTACTATGAGAATTCTTGGGGCAACTGAATATAATAAAACTCCAAATTATTTTCAAGAAGCTTTGATGATATATCCTGAATTATTTAGAGACACTTATCATAAAGATATTTTAAAACAAACAAAAAAATCTTTAGTTAAACAAGCAAAAGGTGGAAGACTTTCAATAAATGGGAGGTATCAGTTTTTAAGCCCAGACTTGTATGCATTTTGTGAATGGTTGTTTTTAAGGGAAGAAAACCCTAATGGTCTTTTAGAAAATGGAGAAGTATATAGTGGATTAAATAAGAATGGTGTAGATTTGGCTTGTCTTAGAAGCCCACACTTATATAGAGAGTGGGCAATTAGAAAAAATAAAAAAACAGAAGAATTAAATAAGTGGTTTGGGAATACAAAGTGTTTGTATACATCTTGTCATGATTTAATTTCTCGTATTTTACAGTTTGATGTTGATGGAGATAAGAGTCTTGTTATACAAGATAGAACATTAACTGCTGTTGCAAAAAGAAATATGAAAGATATTGTGCCCCTTGTTTATAATTTAAGAAAAGCAAAAGGAGAACAATTAAATTCTGATAATTTGTATAATGGAATGATTCATGCTTATACTGGTGGGAATATTGGGCCTATTTCAAACAATATAACAAAAGTATGGAATAGTAACAATAAAATTACTGAAGAGCAATTAAATGTTGTCAAATGGCTTTGCATGGAGAATAATCAGGTTATTGATTATTCTAAAACTTTATGGAAAGGGACAAGACCAAAAGATATTGATAAAATAATAAAGTCTTATACAAAATCACAAGTTCCTCAATTTTTTATTTACGCAAAAGACAAAGAACCATCAAATGTTGAAAAGATAAATCAATCTACTATGAATAGAATTTCTAGTATGATACCAACAAATAAAATAAAATATAGTAAAACAATTGGGAAATTTGATTATCAAATGTTAATGAATCGAGATTCTGATTTTACTATAAAACGTAATCCTATATTAGATACTTATGATTATTGGCAAAAACATTGGAAGTCTATTGTAAATTTAGACGATGTTCATATTGACCAAGATGATTTATGGGCGTTTAAAAAAATTAGAGAAGAATTTTTATCTCTTGGGGATAAAGATTATGTTGTTAATAGTCTAATTGTTTATTCATATACAGTAAAAAAAACAAGTACAAAAAAACTTTTATGGTCATGTTTTGGGAAAGAGATTGTAGATAATTTAAAAAATAATACTCAGTCTTTGGGGAAAATTTGTAAAATTTGTGGGAAAAGATTTGGTCCTTTCCATTCTGGCGATATAGATTTGTATTGTTCTTTTGATTGTTACTCTGTTGGGAAGAAACAATATGATAGAGAATATAGGCAAAAGTCGTGAAATAATATAATAAAAAACTGTTGAATTTGCTGAGAAATTTTATACTTTTTTATGTTATGTAAATGTCTATTAGGGAAATTAACCCTCTTGATAATTTTTTATTAATATGATAGATATAAATGAAAGGGGATATAAAATATGGAAGTTGTTAAATGGCTTAACATTTTAGTTCAAGTTTTTTCTGGAATTGCGGCTTGTATTCCTCTTGTTATTGAACTTGTCGCAGTTGTTCGCAAGTTGATGAAAGAAAAAAGATGGAGCGAAATGGTCATCCATACCTTTGATTTAATGGCTGACGCAGAAGCTAAATTTGAACGTGGGGCAGAAAGAAAAGAGTATGTCATGGATGCTCTTAAACTTATTGCTCAGAAGATTCACTTTGATTATGATGAAGAAGCGCAACAGAAAATTTCTGATATGATTGATGCTGTTTGTGGTCTTTCCAAAGAGATTAATAAATAATTATGTGTGAAAGAATTCTTGGAATTGATATTTCTGTACATCAAGGGGATTTTCCCCTTGATGTTGCTATTACGCAAGGTGTAAAATTTGTAATTATAAAGGGTGCTGGTGGAGATTGTGGTCTTTATAAAGATAGCAAATTTGAGAGAAATTATTTATTAGCAAAACAATTAAAAATTCCAGTTGGTTGTTATTTTTATAGTAGAGCATTAGATGAATATACGGCTTTAAAAGAAGCAGAATTTTTTTATGAAAATTGTTTAAAGGGAAAATCTTTTGAACTTCCTATTTATTATGATGTAGAAGATAGAGCACAAATTTCTCTTGGAAGAGAAAAAGTAACAAATATAATTTTGAAATTTTGTGATTATATAAAAAGTAAATGTTTTAAAGTTGGTATTTATGCTTCTTTATATAATTTTAATAATTCTTTTATAGATTCTAAGTTAGAAAATTATGAAAGATGGATTGCACAATGGTCTACTAATTTTGATTATCATGGTAAATGTGGTATGTGGCAATTTGGTGGAGAAACAAACTTTATTAGAAATAATGTGATAGCTGGTCAAGTTGTTGACCAGGATTATATGCTTTATGATTATTTGAAAGATAAAGAGCCAGAAATTATTGAAAAAGAAAATAAAGAAAAGATGACAATTGAAAAAGCAGTAAAAAAGGTCGTTGACATTGCATTAGGAGAAGTAGGATATAAGGAAAAGGCTTCTAATTATATGTTAGATGATAAGTATGCAAATGCTGGTGATGCAAATTATACTAAATATGCTAGAGACTTAGATAGTATAAATTGGTTCTATAATGGAAAGAAACAAGGATTCGCTTACTGTGATATGTTTAACGATTGGGTTTTTGGAAAAGCGTTTGGTTTTGAATTGGCTCGACAAATTTTATATCAGCCTTATTATTCTGCTGGTGCTGGATGCAGTTTTTCTATGGATTATTATAGGACTAATGGAGCATTTTCTAAAACCCCACAAGTAGGAAGCCAAATATTCTTTGGCAGTTATGGTAATGTTGGTCATACTGGGATAGTTGTAGATGTTATAGGGGATAAAGTTTACACTGTCGAAGGGAACACTTCTGATGGTGTTTATAAAATAGAATATAATATTTATGATAATAGAATATTGGGTTATGGTAGACCAAATTATGCTTTAGTTTGTGATGTTTATGAAGAAGGAAATAAAGATGAAGAAATAATTTATGATAATAAAATTTCTTCTATAAAAGATGTTCAACATTTTCTTAATAAAAAATATATTGATTGTTTTAAAGTAAGATTAGATGAAGATGATGAATATGGCTCATTAACGAAAGAAGCTCTTGTTATGAGTGTTCAAAAAGAAATTAGTTGTGAAATTGATGGGGTATTTGGATATAATGATAAGTATAAATTCCCAATATTAAAGTTTGGAGCGGAAGGTGACATTACTAAATTAGTCCAATGTATGTTAATTTGCAAGAAATACTGGATTGGTTCAGATGGAGCAGATGGAGAATATGGGGCAAATACTAAAAATGCGATTAATAGATTCCAAGTAAGAGAATCATTATTTGTAGATGGGGAATGTGGCCCTGAAACTGCATATAAATTATTTAATTAAATTTATTAAAAGGCAATAAAAGGAATGACATATTTAGAAAAAACAATTAAATCGACTCAAGATTTTGATAATAAAGACATATCTATCCAAGAATGGGTCAAAAATGTTTTAGGAGAAGAATATGTAAATTATTATTCGGATGAATATTGTCGTAGAGCAGAAAAGATTTTTTCTTTATTTGTTGAAAAACTTAATCAGGAGGAAATTAATGGATTGAGTTTAGATTTATTTAAACAAATAAAAGATAAAAAAGAACAATTAGAAAAAGAAAAAATAAAAATTAGACAAGAAAAAGCAGAGTTAAATGAAAAATATAGATATTTGGCAAGAAGTGAATTATTTGAGGAAAGAATTTTAGAGGCAATAGAAAAATTAGAACCATTAGATTTTTCTATTCCTAAAAATATTAATATTCCAAGAGTTGAAACAACTGGATTATTGTGTATTTCTGATTTTCATGCTGGTAGTGAGTATGAAATAAAAGGCATATATGATGAAGTTATAAATAAATATAATTTTAAGATAATGCAAGATAGATTATGGTATTTACTTAAACAAATGGAAAGTGATGATATAGCTTATGATAATTTAGTTATAGCAATATGTGGTGATTTATTTGAGAATATTTTGCGCCCATCTTCATTATTAAAATTGAGAGAGCCAGTTTTAGATACTGTCATAAATTTTTCTGAGTTTATGGCAAATTGGATTGTTGAGGTTCAAAAACAATTTTTAATTCCAGTAAATATTGTAACTGTTGGTGGGAATCATGATAATCAAAGATTGTTAAATTCTAAACCAATGTTTGAAGATGAAAATTTAACTAAGCTTTTTGTCCATATATTACAATTAAGATTAAAAGATTGTAAAGATATTTATATAGATAATTATACAGATGTTGCATTAAAAACAATAAGAAAAACAAATGTTATGTTTATTCATGGTAAAGATAAAGATTTGGAAGATACTATGGAATATTTTGAACATTTATACAATATTGCCGTTGATGAAATAATTGCTGGGCATTTACATAGACCTGAATCTAAAGCTGTTGGGATGAATGAAGTTGGAGATAGGACAGTTACAAGAATTGGTTCTATATGTGGGATTGACCCATATGCTAAGAAAATTAGGGAAGCGGCAAGGCCATCTGCTTATTTTGCTCTTTATGATGAAAACAATGGTAAAACTTGGCAAAGGAATTATTATTTAGGATAAAAAATATATTGACTTTATAAAATTTTTATGTTATAATAGTTTTATAAAGGAGGTATGATAAATGATGATTTTGTATCAAGTTTTTATATTTATTGTATTTTTATGTTTGCTTTTTAAATGTACTGGAATTTATTATTTAGTTTGTTTGATTTTTATTTGGACTTGTTTTTCTATAATACCTTTAAAAATATTTAAAGGAGCTAAAGCTGATAAAACAAAAAAATCTTATCAAGATAGATATTATGAAGAATATGGTGAATTACCATAATAAAACGACAACACAAATAAATGTGTTGTCGTTTTATTATTAGAAAGGCGTGAGTATATATTTTTACATTATATCGTGCATCAAATTTTGATAATCCACGAGCTTCATATTTAATTGGATTAAGTACGGACACAAAACCTTTAGACCAATTAAATGGGGCTTCTTTTGAAGAAATTGACACTGGTGATATTTATAGATTTGATGAAGAAAATAAAATTTGGTATAAAGGGGTTTTAACATGATTAAACAAATAAGACCAGCTTTTTATCATAATTTAAGAAACTCCCAATATTGTGCATTATCAACAGACTCTATCCCTTCTTATTTGGAAAATGGAGATGAAGTTTATTTCATTGACAGTGGGAAGATTTATATATGGAATTCTGCTACAGATTCATTAGTAGAAAAGAAACAAGTAAATGGATTACCTCCTGATGGTTTAAATGGTCAAGTATTATTTAAAGATACTAATAGTGAATTTGGTGCTTCATGGGGTACAATAGTGGAAGGTTCTTCTATTGTGAAATTTGCCATTAATGAAAATGGTGTTTTGGATATTACAACTATTCAAGGAGGTTAATATATGCCAGTAAATGGATTTTTAGTAGATAATGCAGTTCAAAAATATAATTATGAATCTTTAGTAAATTATAATACTCCTGATTTTAGTAGCAGTTCAAGCAAAGCTTATGCAATTGGGGATTATGTAATGTATAATGGTAAACTTTATAAATGTACTACTGCAACTACTGGTGGAACATGGGATGCTAATAATTGGGCTGAAGCAATTTTAACTGATGATGTAACTGAGCAAAAGAACGCAATTGGTCAGTTGCGGGAGATTTCCATTTTGTTCATTGGCAACTCTCTCACACAGGATGGAATCGCGTATCTCCCCTATATGCTCAAAACCTTTTACCCTGACATTAAGTTCAAGTTTTATATCTACTATAACGGTGGATTTGATCTTGCACAGACGTATCAGCAGTTCCTTAATGACGGAACTTGCAGTATTTTCTCCGTTGCGGAAAATGTTGCAGCTTGGACGAACTACAACAGCACCGTTAAGATGTCCGATGTACTAAGCACCTATACTTTTGACATTGTTTGTATGCAAGAGTATTTCAACGAAAAGACCTCGTACACATCTACAACAGATTGGGGTAACTGTCAGAAGTACATCCAAGCGCATTATACCGGTGGGAATGGGCTGGAATTTATCTCACTATTCCATGCTCCGAAACGGTCAGATGTGGACAATATTTTCGATTTGACAAAATCCGGTAACCTCTTGATTTTGGAGCAGACAATCGCGCAGGACATGATTCCGATTGGTATTGCTGTGTACAGGGCGCTATCGACAGCGCTGGACAGTCTAGGCGATCAGGGGCATCTGTCACCGGATGGAACGCACACGCAAGAAGGGCTTCCGTGCTTACTTCAAACCTATGTTTCCTTGCTCTGGATTTTCTCACATTTGTCCATCAACAAATCTGTCTATGGTTTGCCTTTTAAGATGACTACGGCAATCTATAGCACGCTCAGCGTTCCCGGCCCAAACCTTGGAACAGGAGTTATTGAGGGAACGGATGCAGAGAATTTACTTGCACAACAGGTGGCGAT